AGACTTACATCTGGTGCGATATATTTTATTCACAAACTTAGTGATACGGAACTTTCTTTACACACATCAAAAGAGAAAGCATTGGCTGGTATTGGCACGATTGACTTTAATGCTTTTGGTAATCAAACACATACGCTTAGGTCGAGAAAAATTAGAAAAATTATTGATAAAATTGTAATTACAAAATCCACCAATGATTTTTCCAATAAAAAAGTAATTGTTGATGCAGTATCTTGGCCCCCTGTGGATCAGAAAGATTTATATTCTAGTTTTGTTGGAATCAATACTGAAAATAATTACATTTATGCAAGAAACCACTCTTTCAAAAATGGAGACAATGTAGAATATTCGTTTGATGGTACTGCAATTTCTGGATTATCATCAGGAGTTAATTATAAAGTAACTATTTTAGATGAACATAGATTCTATTTGAGTGAAGCTGGTACGGCATCATCCATTAGTAGTGTTAACTATGAAAGAAAAATATATGAAAATCTTGCTAGTGTTGGTGTAGGAACTCATACATTCCAATATCCTAGTATCAATATAACAATTAATGGATTAGTTTCAGTTGGTGAAACCAGTGGTATCCCCTCTTACTATAACGCCATTGGCACTCCTGTGGTCCTAGGAAGTCTTGATAATGTATTCATCAGAAATGGTGGTGTAGGTTATGGTGTAACTAATTTGATAAACTATCAGAAAGATACTCTTGTAAAAGTTGAAACTGGAAAGGATGCAGATATCAAAGTTATTGTTGCCAATGGCAAAATAACCTCAGTTTATATTGCAAATTCTGGTTCAGAGTATACTACTCCACCAACAATTAACGTAGTTGGCGTAGGTAAATTAGCAAAATTAGTTGCTACTATTGTTGATGGTTCAATAACAGCGGTTGATATTATCAATCCCGGTGCTGGATACGAAGAAGGTACAACTGTTGAAGTTATTCCGACTGGTTCAGGTGCAAAATTAAATGCAGAAGTTCATGAATGGAAACTTAATAATGTTGAAAGATATGCAAATGCACTCTCTATTCCTAATAACAGAGATCTAGTTCAGATTAAATCAAATTTAGCAGTAAAGCAAAATAAAGTAGTTTCTTTCTATCCAGGTAAAAAACTTCGTACAATATTAAATGATAATCTTGATAGTAATGGAGATGAAAAAACTTCTGGTTTAGATCACTCTCCAATTATTGGATGGGCATATGATGGTAATCCAATTTACGGTCCATATGGAAATGGAATTGCAATTTTTACTGATGGAAATACTGGTGGTAAGAAAAAAATAGTTTCCAGTTATGTAAAAGATATAGAAACTTCAACATTACTCAGACCACCTGGTTTTACTGAGGGTGTCTTTACTCAGGATTATGTTTATAAGGCAAGTGGTGATCTTGATGAGTATAATGGAAGATTCTGCATAACTCCGGAATTCCCTAATGGAACATATGCATATTTTTCTACATTAGATTCAAACAATAATCTCGCATATCCATATATTACAAAATCACACTACAATGAAACTGATTCGTTTAACTATGATAGTTTAACCGATCAAAATGATTCAATTTTGAATAGCGGTTCATATAAGAGAAATGTAACTCATCTTGGATTAGATGATCTATCTAGAAACTATCCATTTTTACAAGATCCTCTTACTTCTAAAACACAACTTGATGTAAATGAAATAAAATTTGACAGAATTGATTCTATCACCGTAACAAATTCTGGTTCTGATTATAAAGTTGGAGAGCAAATTAATTTTAATGAACCATCAATTGATGCTGAAATTGATGAAATTGTAGGAAAAGATATTTTCAATATCACAACTTCAGACACAATATTGAAAAATACAATATTCAGTGTTGAAAATAATGCAATTACCGGTATTACTACAATTCCACATGGTTTTTCTGATAATGACATTATTGAAATTTCTGGAATTTCTTCTTCACTGTATAAAAATGTTGAAGGTTTTAGACAAATTGGAATAACCACACTCAGCAGTAGAATATCTGTTGCCATAGCAAATACAGCAACTACTGGTCTCACAGCAGATATTCAATTATCGGACTCCACATTTACCGGAAAATTTCAGAAAGATGAAATTTTCAAAATTGGTAATGAGTTAATGCAAATTGTTGCTATTGATAATACTAATAACAAGTATAGAGTTACTAGAATTGTTAATGGTAGTTCTGGAAGTAGTCATTCGGCAGGAGCGGTAGTAACAAAACAGTTGCAGAAGTTTACCTTTGACATTGGTAAAAAATTAGAAAACAAAAATATAGATTTCAGTAATAAAGAAAATTTTGCTCTTTCTGCTGTTGGTATTGGTTCAACCTATACTTCAGTTGTTGTTGGTACTGCTGGAAGCACAAACATAACTGTTTCAATTCCACCAAGAGCAATTTATTTAAGAAATCATAAATTCAATACTGGTGATCAATTAAGTATTGTTTCCGTTGGCGGAACAATTAATGCTTCTGCTAGTGCTAGTTTAGCAAATGCATTTGATATTTCTACCGTTGATCTTTTTGCTGTAAATGTTGCAACTGATTTTATTGGATTAGCAACATCAAAAGCAGGTGTCGCATCATCTTCTATTTTCTTTGTTAGTAATTCAACTGGAAATAATCATACATTATCTCAAATAAAAAATAACCTGACTGGCATAGTTAAAAAGGTTTCTGCAAATGTTATCCTTAATGATTCACATACATTACGAGTAGACGATGAAGTTAAGTTCAATATAATTCCTAGTAAAACTCAAAAATTTACATTAAAATTTAATCAAACTCTCAAAAAACTTGTAGTTGATCCACAAACATTCCTCCCTGCATCTATAACCTCATCAGAAGTTACGATTACAAATCATGGTTTAGAAACTGGTGATATTGTCATCTATACAAATTCTGTTGGTGTTGCAACACCTCTGCAAGATAATAGACAGTATCATGTTATTAAGATATCCGATGATAAGTTTAAATTAGCAGAATCAGATTTTGATTCAAAATCATTCCCATATCAAAATATTAATATAACTGAACAGGGACATGGAACACATGAAATTTCAAAAGTGAATCCAAAGTTAAATGTTATAAATGGTGGAAAATTAGCACTTAGTGTTTCTGACACTAGTTTGCAAGACTTTGATATTAATTTCTATACCGATGAAAGATTTAATTCTAGATATGAGTCTAAACTGATTAAGAGAGAAGGAACTATCGGTGATGGAGATCCCAATACTCAAATCGTATTTGATATTACAAATGATCTTTTAAATGAATTTTATTACAGAATTGAAGGAGATGACAATAAATTTACAAACACATATCCATCATCTGTTGATGAAAATGTAGGTGAGTTTTCTAAAATTTCTATAGTAGACTCAAAATTCAATCAAAATTATAAAATTACGTCAATTGGATCAAGTACATTTGGATTCACTTTGGTTGGATCTGCAGAAACAACATCATATACTTCTGCAGGATTTAGTAGTGCATTCTATTCCACTAATTCTAAAAATGAAATTGGTGGAATTCACTCAGTTAAAATTGTAAATCCTGGTAATAATACCAAAAGTTTCCCAGCAGTTGTTTCTATTGCAACTACCACAGGAAAAAATGCAGATTTAAAAATAAACAGTAAAAAAGTTGGTGAAATTGTAGATGTAAAAGTTAGTCATCCTGGTATTGAATACTTAGAAGATAACACTCTTAAACCAAAAGCAAATAGTAATATTGTCCTTAAACTGATCAATACTAGAGTTTTAAAGGGAATCGGTATTGCCACTGCTGGATTTGATTATACTACTCCACCAACAGTTATTGGAATTGGAAATAGCACTATCATAACAAGAGCAAATCTTCAAAGTGGTTCAGTTGAATCAGTTGATATTATTTCTAGTGATAGTAATTTAAGAGAAGATCTCAAAATTATACCAACAAATAATTCAAATGGTGTTAGTGTTATTGGAGCGGTTTCAAATTCACAAATAAACACCCTTTCATTAAAGGCACCTGTAAATGGATTTACTATTTTCCCATTTGCGCTTGGAGATCAAATTTTCGTAGAAAATGTTCAGATTACTAATGATGTAGATGGATATAATTCTAGTGATTATGATTTCAGAACTTTCACTGTAACTGCTAGAAATGTAATTGCTGGAACTGAAAGTATAAGTTACTCTATTGCTGGAATTGGATCTACTGGTGGAGACTACGATATAGCTCAAAATGCACAATTTGGTAGAGTTATCAAATCAACTGATTTGGCAGCTTTTACTCCGGAGTTTAAACCCATTAGATTCACAGAAGGTGAAAAGGTTATTGACATCAATAATCCAAATGTATCTGGTATTGTAGTAAAAGATGGTTGGGATGAAAATTTAAATACTCTAAGACTTACAAATGTCATTGGAGAATTTACGGAAGAATCAGTAATTCGTGGTGTTGTAGGCAATTTCAAGGCGACCATTTCAGATATAACTGAATTTGATTTCGATTTGAAAGTAGGAAGCACCTCAAATGATTTTGGTGTTTGGAGAAATAATATTGGTAGACTAAATGATAGTCTTCAAAGAATTCATGATAACGATTACTATCAAAGATTTTCATATAGTATTCGTGGAGAAATTGCGTTAGAAAATTGGAAAGAATCAGTTGACAGTTTAGATCATACTGCTGGATATAAAAATTTCTCGGATTATCAAATTATTACTGAACCAGATTCAAGATTTGATGATAATCGCACAGACACTGAAATTAATCTGAATGTTGAAATAGTTAGTGATGCGTCAGTTCATACAAGAATGAGTTATGATCTCGCATCAGAAGATACAAATGCTCCCAATCTGTCTAAACTCATTATATTTGATTCCAAAGTAATTACTGACTATAATGAATCTAGAACCAACAAGGTTCTTATGATAGATGATATCAGTCCATCATTTACTGGTATTACAACAGGTGTTGGTGGTGGAATCATAGGATTAAGCACATTCTTTATAAAGAATAATGGCAATTCCCTTTTACATCATTCAGTTAATCCTGTAACTGGTATCAACACCACTGATGGTGTTATTACTATAACAGATCATAATTTTAACACTGGGGAAAAACTCATATACGATCCAACAAATGCTGGAATTAATACTGGTGCATCTATCAGTATTGTGACTGACAGTGCTCCTGGTGTTGCCGCGACTAATCTTTTACCCACAGAAGTTTATGCGATCAGAACTGGTGATGATACTTTCAAACTTGCTATTAGTAGAGATAAAGCAGTTGCTGGTGATACAGGAATAGCGATGACGTTCACCAATACTGTAGGTATTGGACTTACTCAATCATTCTCAACAGAAACTGACCTTGCTTCGTCTAGAAGTATTATCACAATTGATAATATTATCCAAAGTCCTCTTGCAAGAAAAGATGTAATTGTTGGTCTAGCAACTGCTGTTGGTATTGGATCAACACAAATTTCAGTAACAGATGTATCAAATATTGCAGGTAAGTCCCTCATTAGAATAGAAGATGAGATACTTAAAGTGGATCTAGTCGGTGTAGGAGCGACCAATGTGCTTAATATTCAGAGAGGGGCAATGGGTACAGTTGCTGCTGCACATACCGTTGGTGCCGCTACTACAATAGTCTCCGGTGATTATAGAATCAATCAGGGTAAAATATATTTCAGTGATCCACCATATGGACCCGCTGGAATTGGTAACTTGACAACTAGATCAACTTTTTCTGGAAGAATCTATTACAGATTGAACTATAATACCAATCTTATTATGGATGACATCTCAGAACAGTTTGATGGAACTACGGATCAGTTTAGTATTGTTCAAAATGGTATTGGTGTAACTGGAATCACTACAAGTTTTGGAGCGGTATTAATTAATAATATTTTCCAGAAACCTTTCTTTGGTGATGTTGGTTCTATCTTGCGATCTGATTATAGAGTTGTAAAAACAAACACTGGGGAAGATCTTGATTTTACTGGATCTAACTTAAATGAGGATCTTCCTCGTGGTGGCATAATTAATGAATTTACAGTTGGTGTTGGTAGCAATTATCAAGTTCCTACTCGTGCTATTGGTGTTGCAGTTGTAAATGGTTCCGGTGTAATTACAGGAGTCACTGTTGGTCTGGGCACCACGGGTGTTCGCTCTGGTGGTGCTGGGCACTTATTCCCACCAAACGTTTCGATTGCAGACACACTTGGTGGTGGAACCGGTGCTGCGGTTACTGCAACTGTTGGCGCTGCAGGAACAATTACCGGATTTACTGTTGTATCTGGTGGTACTGGATATAGTCAATCAGCACCACCCAAAGTGTTCACAGATGAACCAGCACCGTATACAGGTTTATCAATGACTGGTGGCAGTGGTTCTGGTGCCAAGATGGATGTTACAGTTGGAACTGGTGGTAGTGTTATTGGATTTAATATTTCGGATCGTGGTATTGGATACGAAGTTGGAGATGAATTATTCTTAACTGGTCTTCCATTTAATCCAGTGGGAGTTGGATCCACTGATTTCAGTATTACTGTCAAGAACAAATATCAAGATAAGTTCTCTGGATGGATATTTGGACAATTATTGGAACTTGATGATTTTAGCAACCAATTCAATGGTGCTAGAAAATCATTCCTACTCACTAGAACCATTGCAAGTACAGAATATTATAGTATTGTTGCACAACCTGGTAGAGGAATAGTTCTTGCCAACAACTTAATGATTTTCCTGAATGATGTTCTACAAAAACCAGGAATTGATTATATATTCAATGGAGGCACAAGATTAACATTTAACGAAGCACCAAAACCAGGAAGTAATTTTAAAATTTACTTCTATACTGGTTCTGATCAAGACTTCCTTTCAATTGATATTGATGAATCAGTAAAACCTGGTGATAGATTAAGATTACAAAGACAAGATTTTGTTATTAGTCAAAATGAGAGGACCATTTACGAATTAATCGCTTCTGATACTGTTCAAACTGATACTTATGCTGGTGTCGGTATTGTTACTGATACATCATTCCTAAGACCAGTAGAATGGACTAAACAAACTTCTGATGTTATTATAGATGGTCAAATTATTTCTAAGGAAAGATCTTACCTTGAACCTCTTTATCTGCCATCAACTAATATAATTGCTTCGATTGGTTCTACTGATAATGAAATATATGTTGAAGATTGTTGGTCATTCTCAAGAATTGATGATCTTGGACAGACATTGAATGATATCCGAGTTGTTGGACTGGGAACTACTGCAAATGTTGAGCAGATTAAAAAAGTCACTTATGAAGGTGATTTTGGAAATATTACTGCCATTGGAGCAAGTGCGGTAGGAATTGGAACCACCACACCAAAGATTGAATTTACCCTTACACCAAATCCAACAATTTATAATCCAACTCCAAATACTAAACAAATTTCAAGACCAGGTATTTCTACGGGTGATTATTTTGTGATCAGAAATACTACTCTTGGTGCCGGAGTCACATCAATAGATAATCACACAGATAATATTGTTGCAGTCGGTGCAAGTTTTATTGATAATGTCTATCGTGCTGCAAAAGTAGTATCTATCGGATCATCTTCAGTTATTGTATCTGCTAACGTAAAATCTTTGGCAGGAATCAATACTCTTACACAACCAACTGATCTTGCAACTTTTGGTACTTATAGTTGGGGTAAGATAAATACAGGGGATAGACCAGTAGCAACTGCAAAATCATTTACTTTCCATAATACAAATGGTAATGCTGGTATTAATACCTCGGCGCACATCTCAAGACTTATTCAGTTAAGAGTTGCCTACACATAGTATAAATAATCAAAAAATCGGACAGACATGCCTGCCATAATTACTGACCAATTTAGAATATTGAATGCGGAGACTTTCACAAAGTCTCTGACTGGAATTGGCACGACTTCCAACTTCTACTATACATTTTTGGCACACCCAAATCCAACAAATGTATCAATTGAAGAGTATGGAACTGCTACCTGGTCAACAACTCCTCCTGACCCTAGGGATTCATTTGAACAGGAAGATAGATATCATGATTCAATGCTATTCCTGAAAAGAATTGCAATAAATGATGTTGCAAGAATTGTACCTAGAATTGATTGGACTTCTGGTATAACCTATGACATGTATAAAAATGATTATGATATCACCAATGGAGCTCCTCAAACTAGTTCAAAGACATTGTATGAGTCCCGATTTTATATTGTAAATTCTGAATTTAAAGTTTA